GTCCGACGTAGAGCTGCTCAGCGGCAGCGACGCCGATCTTTACCCACGCGGTCAGCTCCTTGCGCTGTGCCTCGGTGGTCTGCTTCTTCAGCCACGGGATCAGGAAAACGCTGACGCCGGCGCCGATCAGGGCGAGGGCTGCGTTGACGATAGGGGTGATGTCGATGGTGTTCATCCTTTTGCCTCCTCATTGTTGAGAGTGTCCCCGGACGGATCCGGGAGCGGGTTGCCGTCGGCGTCGAGCCTGTGGCGGTTTCGGCTGATTTTCTCGCCGAGGCTCTTGCCGGCGTATGTGATTAGATAGCCGACGCAGGCGGTGAAGATCGTGCCGGTCAGCTCACCGACCGGGTCACGCCCGAAGGCTGAGAGCAGGTAGGACGTGGCCGCGCTGAGGCTTGCCACGATGGCCGCCCAGTATGCGAGCTTCTTGCTCGCCTCGATCTTCTTTTTCCGCTTGCGCCGGCGCTTCTTTGCGGCCATGCTGCTCCACCTCCTCAGTCGATGATCGCGTGGATCCCCTGACTGGTGAGGAAGTCCTTCTGCGCGTGCTTGATTTTGGCAGCGTAGTCGAGGGCCGCGTGCATATCCCCGTTACAATGCGCGTCGGGGATGCGCTGCACGGCCCGGGCCGTCGCCTCGCCGAGGGCGATGGCTGCCGACGTGCCCTGAATGGTGATGATCTGGAGATCTTCACGGGCACGCTCTCGGGCCGCTGCCTCTTTCTGCCGTTTGGCCTCCTCGGCCTCCCTTTGCTTCTCGCGCTTCTGGATCCTGTGCTCGAGCATCCAGAAGCAGAAGCCGGTCGCGGCCGTCGGGATCCCCAGTAGGACGACGAGCGCGCCGATGTTGATTTCGATCATTGTGTCACCTCATAAAAGCCGGAGGGCCGCAGGACGCGGCCCTCCTTGTTGTTGGGCTTACTCCTCGACGTCGTCGAAGTAGCCCATGTCGACGAGATACTTGTGCACGCGGGCCTTCAGCTTCGCGGGGACGTTGTCCTCGGTGATGCGGCCCATGATGATCTCGCCTGCATACAGACGTACCAGCATTTCACGCTCCTCCTTTCCTGCAATTTTTAATAATAGCCACGCGAGGGCCCGGGCGATCATTCGCTCGCCCCTTCCTTCGCGGTGCCAGCGTTTGCGGCTGCCTCGATGGCAGCGATGGCGTCCTCGACCTGCTTGCGCAGCTTCTTCGGGACGTCGTTGATGGTCATGGTGGAGCCTTCGCGGGTCAGCTCCCTGACGTACAGCTCGACGATCTTGCTCATGCTGTTACCTCCCCTCCGTCGCCGTAGACCACGTCGGCCAGCTCCATGATGCAGCCCTTCAGCAGCTCGATGGTGTCAGCCTGCTCGGCGATGGTTTTGTCCTTCTTGGCCTCTGCGGCCTGTTCGTCGTTCAGCTTTTGGATGCTGTCGGCTCTGTGTTTAATCATGCAAAGTTACCTCCGATCGACTGGATGTAGCAGGTCTCCGTAGCGGAGCCGCGGAGCAGCTTGGCCTTGACCTTGACGCCCCACGCTGCGGCCGTCTTGGTCTGGTTGGTGAAATAGTGCTTCTGGCCGGCGCGGGCCTTCTGTGTGATGTCCTCCCACGTCGGGCTCGCGTCGTTGCCGTTGTTGCAGATCCAGACCTGAAGCGTGCAGCCGGCCGGGAAATTGCCCTGAATGTTGACGAGGGCCTTGGTCGGCATGGCGTCGGCCTCCATAGCGAGGGTCTGCTCGAACTCGACGGACGTGACGGCCTTGGTGAAGGTCAGCGTGCGTGTGACGCTGGCGTCCTTGGCGTCGGTCGCCACGATCTTCAGGGTGTGGCTGCCGTTCACAACCTTCAGCCACGCCTCGGAGCCGATCGTCAGCGTGTTGGTATGGCCGAGGGTCACGGTGTAGCTGCGCAGCGTGACGCCGTCCAGCATCTCCACGACGTCGACCTGATGGCCGTCGGCGTCGGTGACGGTGTACTCGTAGGACGGGGCCGCCGTGCTGAAGCTGCCGAGGGCGCCGTCCGTGCCACTGATGACGGGCGGTCGGTTATTGGTGACGGTGCGGGTGGCGCTGGTGGTGTACGCGCTCTCCGCGCCGGCGGCGTCGTATGCCTTTACGCGGTACTGCACACTTGTCCATCCGTAGGTGATGGCGTCGGTGTAGCTGCGCGAGGATCCCTTGTAGATCTGCGCCCATGTGCCGCTCCCGACCTTGCGCTCCAGAACGTAGCCGGAGAGGTTGCCGTCGGGGTCGGTGGAGGCCGCCCACGAGATGCTCAGGTTCTCGCCGCCGAGCACTTCGCTCGGGACAGTGATGGACGACGGCGCTGTGGGCGCCTGATTGTAGATCACTGTATAGCATCCATCCGAGTCGACGGAGTCGGAGATCAGGAGATCAGAGGACAGATTACAAGCGGGGCGCAGGCCGTGGCTGCCGCCGCAGGCGTCGTTCCCGCTCAGAGTGCCATCGGCGCGGACGAGGCGGGCGTTGCTGGCCGAGCCGGCATAGGCGTCCCGCAGCCAGTAGTACCACGCGGCACCAGAGCCCGGGTTGCTGGAATAGTTGGAATTGGCGACGCAGGAGGCCGTCACGGTGGCGATGCGGCTGTTGTTGTCGCTGAAGATCGCCAGCTTACTGCCGCAGACGTGGTCGCCGCTCAGGCCGACCTCAGTGCAGGACAGGGGGAAGATCTTGTCCGTGCAGGTCTCCGTCCCGCCGCCGTCTGTGGAGCTCTTGCCGACCGTGATGGTGGTGTTCAGCAGAGCCGCCCGCTCGTTGGCGGTGAAGGCGTTCAGAAAACCGGCGAGGCCACTGTACGGGTTGACGCCGTTCCAGACGTGGGAGGAGTCCGGCGTCTGGTCTGCGGAGTGCTGTGCGGTGTACCACTGGCCGGCGGCCGCGGGGCTGTTGAGCCACTGGCGCAGGTTCGAGTAGATGTAGCGGTTGTTGCCGTAGCTGTGGCGGTCACTGTTGCCGTTACTCGGTTCTGTTGCGTCGAAGCACAGCATCTTGATGATCTGGTTGGTCACGAGCGTGACGCTGTTGGAGGGGTAGCCTGCGTGGTTCTTATCGGACACGATCCAGATGATCGGGCTGCCGTACAGGCTGCCGAACTTGACCTTCGACTTGTTTGCGAGGTTGCTCAGTTTTTGGGCCATGAGTGTTGTCTCCTTTCGGTGATGGTTTGAGCTCCGGGAAATAGCTGAAGAAATAGGCGTCCATGTTTTGCCGCAGGTGGTAGGTGTTGCCGTGTGAGATGTGGCCCGTCCAGCTCGCGTAGGATTGCGCGACGCTGTCGAGTGTCATCTTGCCAGAGTCCACCAGCCCGCGGAACTTGCGGATCTTGCGCTTCATGTTGTCGATGCTCTTGGCTCGCACTTTTCTCACGACCTTGCCGGTCTGCGTGAGGTAGGTGTGAAAACCGAGGAAGTCGATGCCGTTCTTCAGCGGGAGGATCTGCGTCTTGCCGTTCAGCCGAAGGCCGAGCGGCTTGATGTACGCCTCGATCTCCTTGAGTATCTGCCGGAGCAGCAGCTTGTCGCTGTGGATGATGTAGAAGTCGTCCATGTACCTGCCATATACGAGGCCGCGGTCATCCCTCAGCCAGTGGTCGAAGGCGTCCAGATAGAGCAGCGCGAGCAGTTGGCTCGACTGGTTGCCGATCGGGATGCCGGGGTCTGGCGTGCTGTCGATTATGAGCCACAGCAGCCACTCAGCGAAGTCGATCAGCTCGGGATCCTTCAGCCACTTCAGGGCCCGGCGGGCCGTTTCGTAACAGTAGGAATGGAGCAGGGTGTAAAAGAACTTTGAAAAATCGCCCTTCAGTACCCAGCCGTCGGCGTAGTCCCACTCGTTCATCGGCCGGGGCGGCAGGCTGGCAGCCTTGCGGGCTGCTTCGTCTGCTGCCTTTCGGCTGAAGAAATAGTGGCGCATGGCCGCAGCCAGACGGTCGAGGCCGTCGTGGGTGCCTTTGCCGATCTGGCCGGCGTAGTTGTCCCGGATAAAGCGCCGGGAGAACGCCGGCTCGAGGACGTTGTCGCAGAGCGAGTGCTGGACGACTTTGCCCTCGAAGTCGATGGCGAGGACGAGCCGCTCCTTGGGCTCGTACACCTTGAAGGGGTAGTAGGGCCCGAAGGAATAGTCGCGCCGCTGGAGCCTCTCAGAGAGGGCGACGGTGCGCTCGATGGCCTCCATGCGGTAGCGCATGGCGGTCGGGTTGTCGCGCTTTCCGCAGCGGGTTTTGCGGTATGCTTTGTAGAGCGCGATGGTGCTGTTTACGATATTCTCCATTGAAAAGTCTCCCCGCCGTGTATAGCTCCGGCCACGCTTTGCGTGCGCCGCCGGGAGCATCGGCGGTCTTGTGTTTACCCATGACCGGGCCGGTCAGACGGCCGCGGCTGCGGGAGGGATATGCCTTCCTTGGATGATGGGGCACAGTGTTCGCCTCCCGTTTCCGGGCGGTTAATAAGTCGGGCGATCCATCGAAGCGGGGCGCAGGCCGTTGTTGCCGTTGTAGGCGTTGTTCCTGTTCAGAGTGCCATCGGTGTTGACGTTGCGGGCGTTGTTGGCCGAGCCGGCACGAAAAAACAAGGCATACCCCGAGGGCCGCCTCACTGGTGACGCTTCTGTGCGTCCAGCTTTGCGGCCCTCTCTTTATCCGTTTTGTACCATTTGGCGGTCTGGTTCTTCACGCCGGCCGCCATCTTCGCCCAGTATGCAAAGGCGTCATCGCTGAAGCCGCTGAGGATCTCATGCGTGAGCTCGATATGGTGGATCAGCTTTCGGCAGTTGCGAAGCGCCGACCGCTGCGCGCGATACCTGAGCTCACGCTCCTCGGGATCCGTCAGGAGCAGATCGTTGGCCTCCATCAGATCGGCGACGAGGTCGCTGGCCTCGTTCATCATCCTCTGCGCCAGACCGAGCCGCTCCTTCTTCGGGAAAACGGCCGGGTTTCTGGTCTTGATGTAGGTGTGTTTCTCGAGCTCCTTGGCGTCCGTGATGACCTGCATCTCGGGCAGTTTGTCACGGCCGAAGGGCGGGCGACCTACATTGGCCCGCTCGTATGGCCGCGAGTGTCCGTTGCTTGCCGTAGTATCTCACCTCCTCGCCTTTGATTGTGACGCGGGCGCTGCTGCCGTCGTAGGTTTTGCCCTGAATGACGATGACGCCGTCCTCCCGCTTGCAGCAGGAGCAGGGCAGGGCCAGCTCGACGAACAGGTGCGCGATGATGCAGGAGGCTTCGGCCGGTGGGATTGGGGTGTAGTTGTAGCAGTTTCCCATCAGCACTCGAGCCTTTGAAGTGAAGCGTTCCAGACGCCAGACTTCAGCGTGATGCCTGTTAAGTCTGCGAATGTGATCTGGAACGGGTTGCTTGTGATGTCGCTGAAAACGGCGTCCCACAGCGTTGCGATCTTGCTGGTGTTCTGGCCGACCGCGTTGCTCAGGTCGTTGGCCGATGCCTCGGCAGCCCGCGCGATTGCGATGGCCTGCCGGGCGAGAGCCAGAGCCTCCTCGGCCGTAGCCTGCGCGCCGAGGGCGATGGCCTTGTAGGTCTCGTAGTCCTCTTTGGTGGCGTAGGCGTCGGCGGGGATGTAGGCGGTCACGTTGGTGGCCGTGCCGATCGCGGTGACGATGTCGATGGTTTTCTCGACGATGGTGGCGCCGCCGGAGGGCGGGATCCACTCGGCCAGATCGCCGCAGTTGCCGTAGCAGTACAGCACCTCGCCGACCTCGGGATCGGGATCTTCGGCATAAAGGCCGAGCTCGCGGTAGTAGAAGCCATCGGTCTCGTCGCCGTTGGTGAAGATGCCGCCGACGGCCACGGTGCCGTCGCCGTTGATCTTCAGCTTCGTGATGTCGACGGTCGCCTTCGGGCTGACCACGCCGGTGAGGGTGCGGGGCGTCTGGCCCTCCTCGAGGTAGCCATCGCCGAGGACGATCTTGGTGTAGTTGATCTTCTGGCCGGCCACGCCCTTCGCCAGAACGATCAGGCCGGCGGTGGTGATGTCGTTGTTGATAAATGCAGCCATGTCTATCTCCTTTCCTTAGTCTGAGATGACCGCCGCGTCGGTGCCGATGCTGACGGTCTCGCGGTTGTTGTCGTGGACGACGGCCGCGTGGTAGATGTGGATCTCGTCGCTGCCCATGACGTGCACCTCTTGGGTGTGATCCCTGACGGCCATGCCGGAATAAAGGAACATTTCGCCGGTCAGGCAGATCAGGATCGCGTCGAGCCACGAGCTGCGGCGCTTGACCGTCCGCAGCAGCTTCAGGAACAGGTCGAGGTTGCTGTTGACGAGGCTCGGGTTGTCGCTCAGCACCTTGAAGTGATGCGGCTGCCCGCCGTACTGATACCACTCCCTGACCTCGCCGGTGCCGAAGTAGTCGGCCACGATCTGCTCCACGGCGTAGGGGGTGCCGAGTTTTGCGTAGACGCGGTCGCTGTTGCGGATGACGGCCCGCTTGGCTGCGATGGGCGCGGTGCTGTCATACCACTGGATGTTCAGCTCCCACGCCATTTCGTCGAGCTCTGCGTCGCTGAGCTGGTCGATCTTGTCCCACCTGCTCAGGAGCTTCAGGCGCGCATAGGCGTCGCGGCTGATGATGTCGCAGCCGGTGGCGAGGCCCTTGTCGCTGCCGTCCTCCTGCATCCACGCAGGCAGCAGCTTGACCATCTCGGTCTCATTGAGCCGCATTTACACCACCTCGCTCTCGACCTTGTGGCTGACAGTCAGGTGGCCGCTGAACTTGGCGACTTGCGTGTCGTCGAGGGCCTTGTAGGTCGGCTTGACGACGTCCACGCGGAAGGCGCCTGTCAGGTTCTCGCCCCACGAAGGCGAGAGGATCCGCTTGCGGAGCTGGTCGGGGTTGATGTCCCGGCCGAGGGCTGCGACTTGCCACTCGTTGTAGCGGTCGATCGCGCCGCCTGTGCCTTCGACGTTGGCGATCACCTCGGCCTCGCTCTCCGGCGTGGTGTAGTACACGATCTCGATGTCGTAGGTCTCGACCTCCGGGGGCACGGCGCTCACTTTGTCAGTGAGTGGTCGGATGTCCTTGGCGTTGACCACGTCCAGCACCTTCGCCAGCATGGCAGCGTCGGGGATCCCGCCGCCTTCCAGCAGGGGCACGATCTTGACGCAGCCCTCCAGCGTGCGGGTGATGATGATGTCGATGCTTTCGGCAGCCGCGAGACTGCCCTTGAGCGTGATGGCCAGCAGGCCGTCGGCGTAGTCGACGGTGTAGTCCGTGTCCTTGACCGCCGCCGTGCTCTGCCCGTGGGCCTTCACGACGAGGGTGTCGGTCAGAAGTGTGCCGCCGCCCTTGAAGGCTTTGCCGTCGTAGACCGTGAGGGTCTCGCTGACGGTTTCCTTCTCGCTGACGGCCTTTGCGTCCACGATGGAGCTGTCTGCCGTCATTACCCAGTAGATGTAAGCCTGTTCGGGGCCAGCGGTGGATCTTTTGGCAGGAGCCAGACGGATCCGCTCGCGGAGGCGGTTGTCGCCTTCGGTGGTGTAGGGTTCGCCGTCATCGCCTCCGGCCGTTTCGGTCAGGTTGGTGACGGACTCGATGTAGGGGATCAGGTCGACGAGGGTGGTGATCGTGCCGGCTGCGTAGCCGTTGAACTTCGTGCCGTTGCTCACGGCCGAGGTCGGCACCTCCACAGAGTAGGCGCCAGCTTGCAGCACAGCGATCTCGTCGGTCGCAAAATAGTTTTCGCTGTCCGGCGTCACCTTCGTCCATTTCGGAATGATGATGTTTTTCTCCTGCGGCGTGGAGACAGAGAAGCGCATGGTCGTCTTGGCCGGTGTGCCTTCCAGTCGTCTCACGTCCTGCCGCTCGCCGATGGCGTCCAGCACCTCGCCCCTCGCATAGCGGAGGAGCGTCTGCCGGCCGACGTCGTTGAGGCTGTTGTAGAGGGCAACGAACACGGGCACGAGAGCCTCACCGAAGATCCGGCGCTCGTCGCCCGGGTAGAGCGGCTCGCCGGCGCCCTTTTCGAGCTCGGTGATGATGGCCTTGTATAGGGTGCTCGCATCTGTCGTGGTGAGTTTGATGTCCTCGCCGTAGGTATTTGTCGCGTCGCTCACGCTGTTCACCTCCTTCATGTGATGTTCTCGATGCTGGCCCGCAGCTCGAAGTCGCCGGTCTGAGCGGTCAGGGCCTTCAGGTCGGAGTCACTGAGCTGCACGCGGGGCTCGTAGGTTTCCACAACGAACTCCACGTCGGCGGCCAGATCGGTCGCAGCGGTTTCGCTTGGCTTGTCGATCAGCGTGCGGTCGATCCCCTTGATGCGCTCGTAGGGCACCTCCCCGCGGATGGTCTTGAGGAGGTTCTGCACGCAGATCTCGGGCGCTCCGTTGCCGGATGCTTTCATTGGGATCACCTCGCTTTACTTGAGCTGCGCATTGGTTGGCTTTTTGGATGCTTTGGCGCTGCTGGAGGCTCCGACGTTCACAGCCGAGGAGCTGATGCCGAGCTCCTTGTAGGTGGCGATGCCTGCCGCCGACTTGGAGCTACTGCCGCTCTTGCCGCTGCTGCTGGATTTTCCAGAACTGGCCTTTTTGCTGCTGGCCTCCTCGGCGTACTCGGTCAGCTTGATCGTGATCTTGCCGGTCAGGATCCTGCCGAGGTTGTCCAGCTTGGTGTCTGATAGGCTCACGCCTGTGAGCTGAAGGTTGGCCGGGCCGAAGCGCCGGCCGGCCAGATAGAAGGGAGCATACTGCCCGACCAGCGCCGTCCACGACTCGTACTCGCTGCGCACGTCGCAGCCGACCGCGGCAGCCAGATCAAAGTCGAAGCTCATGCTTTGCAGCTTGAGCGCCTTGGTCTTGGTCGCCGGGGATCCGGCTTTGTCGTCGCTGTTTTCCGTGTCGAGCTCGACGCTGGAGGAGACGCCATTCAGGGCGGCGATCCTCTGGCTGGAGACGCCCCACGTCTTGCCGTTCCATGATGCCATGACGGCCATGTCTATCCCTCCTTACTTCGGGCCAGAAGTGCCGCCTCCCATGCTGTCGGTGTGGGTGTGGCCGGTCAGGCTGATGCCCGTGGCGGTCACGTCTGCCGACGGGACGCTGATGCCCTTGTCCTGCATCGTGAGCGCGCCCTTCTTGACGGTGATGTCGCCCGGGACGATGCCGTCCCACTCTCCGTCCATGCGGGAGAGGATGATGCCGGTGCCGTCCTCGAACATAGCATAGGCGACTTCTGTGCCGGGGGTCAGGTTTCCCATCTCCCCGCGCAGATACCACGGGATCGTCAGCGGCCGCGTGACCATGCTGTCGGCGGTGCTCGGGAGCACTCTGGCCGTGGTTTTGTCGCCGTTCCTGTCGGCCTTTCCCTCCACGCTGGAGATCTTGCCCTTCTGGATCATTTGGTTGTTGCTGTTCATCAATATCCCTCCAGTGGCTTGCGGAGGTATAACTTGCTCCGCGTCTTGACGTAGTCGTGCCGGATCCGGCTGATGAAGGCCGTGCCGTCCCACGACTTAACGCCCTCGGTCGCCAGCGTGACCACAGAGCCCGCCGCATAGTCTCGCAGCAGCGAGCCCGTCCAGAGGGTGCCGACGGTCGCGTTCTTGTTGGCGTCCCGGAGGAGGCCCTTGGCGAAGCGGTCGGCCTCGCTCTGGTCGGTCATGCGGAATGGCAGGATCCGGCGCAGTACCTTGTCGCCGCCGTTCGGGGCTGCGAAGGTGCCGGTCAGGCCGCCGTTGACGGCTTCGGCCGAGCCGTAGGCGTTGGTGCCCTCGTCGCGGTACTCGAAGTCATTGGCCGGGGTGATGGTGATGGTGTCGACGGGCTGCTGGCTTTCCATGTACGCCTCGTCGTAGACGACCAGCTTGCCGTCATACACCAGAAACGCCGCGCCCTCGAGGGTGCAGCGGTTTTGAAAAAATGCGAAGTCTGCGAGGTTGTTCTGCTCGACGTAGTCGTAGGTCTGGTCGGTGATCCCGTAGGTCTCGAGCGTCAGGCTGTGGCGGCCGGCGATCTCTTGAGCCAGTTGCAGGAACTTGACCTTTTCCCACGATTTGCTCCGCTTATCCTTCGCAGACTGCGGGACGGAATAGGCCCGCAGGGTGATGATGCCGGACTCGGGGACGACGCTCTCGACGAACATTTTGCCCGTCTTGGCAGCGCCGTCCTCGATGGCGATGGTGTCGCCCTTCTTGGGGTTCCACGAGTCCCACAGCTCGCGGGTGTCGTTGAGCTTGAGCAGCAGCTCGTCGCTCTGCTTTTCGGCGTACATATCGTGATAGCAGCGGTGGACGCTGATGTCCGGGTAGATGTCGACGCCTTCGTATAGGATCTTCACGGCGTCACCTCCTCCACGGCGGCAGGGTCTCCGGCGTCTCCACGGTCTCGACGATCGGGATCCGCACAGCCTCGCCGCCCTCGAAGATCAGCACGTCGCTGAGGTCGGGGTTGGCTGTGATGATGGTGCTTGCCATGCGCTCCTCGTTGTAGGCGACGAGCGCGATGCTGTCGAACGTGTCGCCGCCCTGCGCCACATAATCAATAAAGCCGACTGTCTGCTGTGACATAAGCGCCGCCCTCCCTTCTGCTGAGTGCCTCGAGAATGAAGTCGATGAACTCCGGCTCGAGGTCGCGGAGCTTTCGGATCAGTGCGTCCTCGTCAGTGTCGCCCTCGACCTTGATCTGCGGAGAGAAGGACAGGCCACTCAGATCGTAGACCACAGCAGTGCCGGAGCCGCCGCTGAGCAGCTCGTAGTCGCTTTCGCCGTCAGATGCCCCGAGCATCCGGCCCGCCTCTGCCCAGTAGGACAGGTTTTGCGAACGGTATGCAGGGTTGAAACTGATGACCGCCTCGGTCGGGTAGCGTGGATCCTCGCCGGCGATGGACGGCCCTCTTGTGAAGCCGCCGGTCGCATAGCCAGAGACAGACGCGCTGCCGCCTCCACCTCCGAACAGGCCGGCGATCTTGGAGATGACGCCAGAGCCGAAGCTGACGATCTTCGATACCCAGCCGACAATCGTGCCGAGCACGCTGGCGATGGGTTCCAGAATAGACAGCAGCGGAGTCAGCAGTGGGGTGATGGCGCCGATCAGGCTCAGGATCGGGGGGAGTAGTGCCTGAACGAGCTGCATCAGGGGGTCAAGCAGCGGCATGATGACGCTGTTGACGATTTGCAGAGCCACTTCCAGCAGCGGGGTGATGACCGGCAGCAGGCTCGAGATGATGCTCACCAGCACAGGCAGCACGGCGCTGACGATCTGCGTGATGATAGGGAGCACGGTGGCAAGCAGGCTGGCAATAGGCGGCAGGATCGCGGAGACGATCTGCATGAGTGGCGGGAGGAGCGTCTGCACGAGGTTGAGAAGCGGCGGGAGCAGAGTGCTCATTAGCTGCGTCAGAACTGGCAGAAGGTCGGCCGCGAGCTGAGAGATCAGGGGCAGAACGTCCTCGAGGGCGTCGGCCGCGCCGGTCAGGAACTCGTCGACAAACGGGGCCGCAGCCTCGACCGCCTTGGAGATGGCCGGAGTGATCTGCTCCATCAGTTTTTGCAGGGTCGGCATGAACTTGTTGAGCCCGTCGAACACAGTGTTCGCCATAGGCTTGAGGGCCACTTCGAGCCCCTGCTTCATAACCTGAAGCCGCTCGGCGAAGTCGTAGGTGTCATCAGCTGCGCCGGCGATTGTCTCGCCGTTTTCTTGCAGCTCAGCCGTCAGGTCTGCGACGGCCAGAGAGCCGTCTCGGATTGCTGCGGCCATCGTGGAGCCTGCCCTTGTGCCGAAGATCTCCGACGCGATGCTGGCGGCCTCTGCGGCCGTCCCGGCGTTTTTGATCTTTTCGTAGTACATGGCGAGCCCGTCGCTGGCGCTGATGCCCTCCTTGGCGAGTGTGGCGACGCTCTTTTTCATAGCGCCGAGCACTTCGTCGGTGTTTACGCCGGCCTTGTCGAGCTGGCCCATCAGGGCACTCGCCGTCTCGAAGGAGTAGCCCATCTCCTGAAGCTGCGGGCCGAACTTCTGCATATCTGCCATCAGATCCGTGAAGCCCATGCCCGTGCTCTGGCTGACCTTAAAGATGTAGTCCATAGCGCCGCCCATGTCGTCGGCGTCGATGTTCCACTGCTGGAAGGCTTGGCTCGACTCCTCGATCACGCTGCCGAGGTCGTCCCCGAGCATATCGCTCACTTGGATGGCCTGCTTGGAGATCTCCTGAAGTTGCGGGCCGGTGAGGCCGAGGCGGGTGTTGTAGTCTGCGATCGCCTTGCTGGCGTCCTCCATTGTGGTCGGGACGCTCTTATAGACGGCGTCGAAGTCATCCAGAAGCCCATCCAGCGCGTCGCCGGTGGCGCCGGTTCCGATGCGGATAGCATCAGCAGCGTCATCGAAGGACGCGCCGAGATCCTTCATGTACTTTCCAGCCTCGACGACTGCCTTGCCTGTCGCCACAGCGATGCCGCCCACGGCTGCACCAACGGCCAGCGCCTTCACGTTCAGGCCGCTGATTTTCTTCTGAGCCTGTTCGATGGCTTTGCCGAGTGATGGGTCGATGCTGCCGGCCAGATTGACGACCGCCTGCATCGTTTTTCCGTTTGCCATGTGCGTCACCTCCTTCTGATGTGTGGTTTCTTAAAGCTGGCCGCACGAGTCGGCCGGCTCGCTTGGAGCCGCTTGGCCTCCTCGACGGCCTCCCCGTATTCGGTCAGGAAGTCGGTCAGCCTTCGCTCTCCGAGGTCTCGCGTTGATGTGTGGAAGGCTCGGGCGTAGTCTCGGATTGCGCGTCGGAGCTGTCGGGGGTGTAGGGTTCCTCCGACTTCCCGGAAATAAAATCCCGGCCGATCCTCATAATCTTCATAACGTCGTAGCCGCGGACGCGCTCGAGGTCGGAGATGTCGATCTCAGGGTTGACCGCGATGACGGCAGCGAAGCCGAGGTAGAGGTGCAGGCCGTAGTCCAGCTCGGCCGCGCCGGCTGCGTTGCCATTCTTGGAGCCGCTGGCGCTCAGCTTTCTGGCGTCAGCTTCAGCAAACGCCTGTGCGGTGATCTCGCTGATGTCATAGGTCAGCTCGTTGTAGCTCTTGCCGTTGATCTGCACAGGGTTGTCGAGCTTGATGGTGTTCTTCATTGGGTGCGTCTCCTTTCGATAAACAGAGGGCGCCGCATAGGCGCGGCGCCCTTCAGGTTACAGTAGACTGCGGATGTCCTTGGCGTAGTCGACGCCGCCGACGCGCAGGATCGTGTTGAGCTGGTCGATCAGCCAGTATTCAGCGCCGCCGACGTAGAGCTGGTAGCGGCTCACGGCAAACGTGGCCTCGTTCTCGCTGGTGTTGCCGGGATCCACGGAGAGCCCCGGGATGCCCTTAGAGACGCAGCGGAGGAACGCCTTGCAGCCTTCGGCCTTTGTGGAGCCGTCGGCCTGCTTGACGTCCTGAGCCCAGCGGATCTCGATGGTCTTGCTCTCGAGCTTCATCATGTTCCGCAGGCCGAGGTCGATGCCGATCTTGGTGATGGATGCCTCCATAGCCTCGATCTGGCCGAGGATGGGGGCGGTGTAGGTTCCCATAGCCTTGAAGTCAGCGGTCACGGGAGTGACAGCCGGCAGCGCGATGGTCACGTCTTTGGCGACGAGAGTGCCGCCGATGTAGACGGTGTCGGCGAGGATGGGGCCCTTCAGGTCGAGCCACAGGTTTGCCATTACTCGTCACCTCCTTCGTAGTAGACAGAGAAGCCCGCGTCGGTGTAGGCGACGTAGACGCTCGCAGACTTGAGGGGCGGGGTCGGGGTGACGGCGATGTCCCAGCGGAAGTCGCCATTCATCACGTCCGTGGTGCTGTTCTCGCTCTCGAGGAACAGGATCACGGGCTCGCCCAGCAGGGCGCCCATGCTCACATAGCCGTCGAGCTTTTCCTGTTCGCGGTTGATGATGCGATCCTTCAGCGCGCGGGTCATGGGCTCGTCGATCTCAGGGCTCCACTCGCGCTGGAAACTATTGGTGATGTGCATGAGCATACGCATGGAGACGTCAAAGATCGCGCGAGGATCCACGTCTGCGCCGTATGTGTAGGCGGCCGTATGGTCGCCCCACAGTACCCACTCGCCTCCCCATGCGACGGCGGTGCTGATGCCGTTCTGCGTCAGCTCCTTGCCGGTCTGCTGGTCGAAGCCGCGGTTGTTGGCGTTGGCCCCGAAATACTGCTTGATGACGGGGATGGCCTTGTTGCCGCAGGTCTCCATCGGGACGCTGTTGTGGCTGAAGTCAGCGCGCATAAGCTCGACCACGGCCAGCGTGCTCAGATGGAACACGTTGCCGAGGTTGTCCACAGCCTGCGGCCAGTAGACCTTAGAACGCTCGCCGGTGAAGGCGTTGGCCTTCTTCCATGCGATCGCCTTGGTGATCGTGTCGACCGCCTGCGCGGTGCTGTCCACGAGGGGCAGGTCGGCCACGACGAAGGCGTCCCAGTGGCCGTTGATCTTCTTGCAGGCCGTCAGCATGGCGTTGTAGACGGCAGGGCTGTGACTCCAGCCGGGGGCCGCGATCAGATTGCAGACCGCGAACTGCTCGGGATAGAGCAGCGCGATCGCGCTCAGGCCGCTGTACTCGCCGGAGGAGGTGACGCCGCCGATGATGTCGCTGTCTGCGATCTCAGAGTCGTCCACCTCGCTGAAGCTGGCCGTCAGGCTGCCGGCGAGCTGCGCGTCGTCCTTCAGGCTGGTGATGACGACCGTGCCCTTGGTAAAGTTATAGTCCACAGCGTAGTCGGTGCCCTCGACGTAGTTGCCGCTGTCATTCTTTGCGATGGTCAGGGTGTCGAGGATGATCTTGTCGCTGGCGAACTCGGCGCGGCCGCCGGTGAAGGTGAGGGCCTTGGTGGTGGCCGCCTCCTTGCGGTGCTTGCCCGCGGAGGGGTCGAGCACATTGATGACGTAGATCGGGCCGATATTCCCGAGGGTGTTGTTGAAATGCGCGTACACGGCCTCGCACAGGGTAAAGGTGCCCCAGTCGGACGAGTAGCCGATCTTCTTCTGAGCGTCGACCAGACTGGTGATCTTGATCGGCGCGTTGATGATGCCGGCCTTGCCGAAGCCGCGCACGAGGTTGACGGGTGCCGTGCCGATATAGACCGGCGTGGTGCCCGCCTGCACGGCGCTCTGTGCCACGGTCTCGCCGATGTGGCCGTAGGCGCCGTAGAGGTATTCGTTTGCCATCTGCTTATCCTCCTTTGCATGAAATTAGGGCAGCCGAGCGGCTGCCCTTAAAGCAGGTGTTGGTAGCTTTTCGGGTTGCGGGTCAGTGTCTCCTCGACGGAGAACTCAGCCCATGCAAACCAGTACGGGTAGAAGTCGGGGACGGCGTCTTGCTCCGTGACGGGGCCGAAGGTGATGCCCTTCTCCTTGATGACGCGGAGGTCGCCGAGGTACTCGGCGTTTTCAATCAGTCGGAGAGCTGTGTCCACAAAATTCCATGCGTCACGCCAGCCCTCTCCGTTCTTCACGAAGTAGGAGGCCGCCGCCTCGTTGTATTGCTGGATGTAGGTGCCGCTGCCGTCGCCCTTCGGCTTGAAGATGTCGGGCCCGTGGTAGCCGGGATCCCACGCTGAGAAGCAGAGCCGGATCTTGATGTCTCGGGCACTCTGGAGCAGGTCGTCGTCGCCCTGAACGATCTGCACGCAGACCGACGGGATCGGCGCGGCGATGTTCGGGGGCGTCCTGTCCTTCGATGGTACGAAAAGCGAGAACGCGGCCGGGTTTACCAGCTTGTATGGGTAGGAGGCGTCCGTTGCGTTGTCGTCGGGGAGCTTCAGCTTGACCAGAGGGCAGACCTCGGCGGTCAGCCAGTCCCGGACGGTTTCGATGCTGTTGACGATGGACATGGCGGCACCTCCTACATGGTGACGGTCTGGCCGAGGGCCACGGTGGCGATCCCCATGTCCTCGCTCCAGTCGTTGACGATGTACTCGCGGCCGTCGACGTTGAGCCCTTCGCCCGCCGGGCGCCGAGCAGGCAGATCCTCGACCGCCGCGTAAAGCAGCAGAGAGGACTCCGCGACGCTCAGCTCTTGCCCCCCTTGGCGTTCCTTCAGGGCGTTGTCGTCCAGCACGGCAGCGATGGCCCGGCCTTCGACGGTGTGCTTCTCACCGAACTCGTCGAGATTGAGAAACGTGCGCCGGCGGTCGGCCTCGACCATCGCCTTGAAGCTGAAGGCCATCAGACAGGATCGGCGGCGCCGATCTGAGGGGGCTCCTCGTCGTCGGTGCCGTCATCGGGCTGCTCGGCCTTGGCGGCCTCGATGGCAGCGATGACGTCGGCCTTCTTGCGCATGGCAGAGGCGTCCACGCCATAGCGCGCGGCCACTTCCTTCAGCTCGTCGAGCTTCATGTCCTCGTCGTACTCAGGGGCCTCGTCGGCCGCGGTGTTGGTGCTGGCAGGCTCGTCGGCGTCGTCGCCGTGATCGGGTGCGGGCTGCTCGGCAGGCTCGTCCTGCTCGCCGATGTACTTGGCGACGCCTTCCTTCACCAGACGGGCCTCCAGCTCGTCGTCGAACTTCTGAGGGCCGTCTGCTTCAGTGATGGGGATCACCTTGCGGCCGTTATAGTAGCCGAAGGTGCCCTTGATAATCTGTATCATGCTCTGCTCCTTTCTGCTGCGTTCAGTCCGTCAGGACGTCCGCAACGATGAACGGGTTCTTGTTGTTGGGGATCATCAGCGGGCGGCTGGAGATGGTCAGCGTGCGGCTGTTGCCTTCGGCGCTGCTCACATACTTCGGCACGCGGCGGCCGGCGTAGGTGTGGAACTCGCCGTCGCTCTGCTCGACCTGAGAGACGGCGCCGTAGGCGGTGCGGCCAGCGCCGGGAGCGGTGAGGACGCACTTGCCGGACGGGATGTAGAGCTTGTCGTTGCCTTTGTCGTCGGTATAGGTCAGGTCGTAGGAGATGACGCTGATGATGCGGCCGAGGACGTTCAGGCGGGCCACGATGGCAGCGCCGTCAGGCAGCAGCTCGGGCTCCGCGTTGCCGATCTCGATGCGGCGGTTGTCGAGGAGCTTCTGCACGGCCGCGTCGTTGATGATGGTGTCAGCCACGTCCGGGGAGCAGACCAGATCGGAGGCGCGGAGGCCACGCTTGGTCAGCATACGGATCATAGCCTCCAGATCCTTCAGGATCTTGCCGCCGGTGGCGTCCCACTTGGCCGTCGGGGTGTAGGTTGCGGGGTTGCTGGCCTCGGAGTAGAAACGGATCTCCATCTCGTCAGCCTTGTCGACGTCGTCGGCGATGTGCTTCATCACACAGCCGTTGGTCAGCATGGTCTCGGCGGCCATCGCTTCTTCGCGGTTGGTGATGAGCTCGCCCAGCTCGTCAGCGTCGCGCAGGATGAGGGTCTGCTGGCGCTGCTCAGGGGTGAGCTGAGAGTAGAGGGCCTCGCCGAAGCCACGCTTGCGCAGCTCGTCGAGGGTCAGGACGCGACGGGGAGCCACGAAGGGCGGGGTGTAGCGTTCCATATTGTAGCCGGCGCGCAGGACGGTGACGCCGCCCTTGCGAGGGGCCACGAAGGGCGCCAGCTTCTTGCTGCCGTCACGGAACTCGACGAGCACGTCATCGGTGGCGAAGATGTCGCTCGCGTCGTTGGTGGGGAAATAGCGGTCACGCAGGAAGGTCGCGGCAGGGGTGAGCTGCTGCACGGCCATGAGCAGCGTGTGGGTGTCGTAGAAGTTAAAAGGCATTTTGTTGTCCTCCTTCTCTTAGTATTCGATGGCGTCGGAGAGCAGGATGCCGGCCTTGCGCAGCTCCTCCTCGTCGGTCGCCTTCAGGGTGTAGCCGCTTGCGACGGCCAGCTTGTTGCGGGCGAAGTGGCCGGTGCGGTAGGCCAGCACGGTCACGTCCGCGGTGGTGCCG